GACAATTTCGTATTCAGGTGCTTTGGGGTATGCGGTTGTCCAGTTACCATCAGCAACCCGATAGCGGAAGCGGTATTGATATGCCTGTGGGACTGCCTGCCAGCTCACAATGATCTTGGAGACCACCTGGCCGTTGCTTTCGTACAGATACTCCGTGGCCTGGATGTTGCTGGTGGCCGGGGGCGGCACGTTCAGGTTTGTAATGTCACGTACCGGAATCGGCTGATCGCGCTCCACGTAGTTGTATTTCTGCTGCGAATACGCCAGGCCGGTGATTGTGTACAGGGCGCCTTCTTCTTCGGTGACAGACAGCACGCGCCAGAGCGTTGGGCGCACATCGTCCGAGCTGATCACAAACACCGCGCCGGGTTGTGGGGTGGCGGTCAGTGCGGTTTGCAGGTAGATCAGGTTGCCGGAGTGGCTGTCGATCACGCTTGAGCCAAACGTTCCATCAGGCAGCAGCACACGGATGACCGGGTTGAGCGTGCTGGTAGGTATGACGGTTTGAGTTGTGTCGTCAATCAGGATTTGGGTGGTGGTGGCAGTTTTGACGCGGCCGCCTCTTCGCTCACCACTAATCACCGGGTCGTAGACCTGCACCACATCACCAGGGCGGACCATGATGCCCGCATCGGCTGAGGCCTGGAATGAAATGGTGTTGGTTTCGTTTTGTTCCGAGTACAGCAGCCACTCACCGATGCGGCGGGCTTGACCGCGAGAGGTGCAGGCAAATGCCGAAATGTCGGTTTTAACGACGCCGTACTTTTTGATGGCCTCGGCGTCTTCGACTACTTCGTAGTTAACGTCGCGGGCGTCAAGGTCCATGTAGGACACCTGCACGACGGTGTGGCGGGTTTTGAGGCTGCTGCCGCTATAGGTGAAGTCGCCGTTGATGACGTTGGCGGGCGTGAAGCAATAGCTGAAGTCAGTGGGACGATCTTGGGCAATCGTTAGCGTGCCAGTGCTCCAGAACGGCATGGCTCGGAACGTGGAGCACATGTCGTTAATGAGCTTGTACGCCTCTTCTTGCGTTTGGATGTTGACCGAACAGGAGAAGCGGGGTTCGTAAATTTCGCTCGGATCGGTACTGCTGCCCGGACTTGGTAAACCGTGTCGGCCAGTTTGCGGGTGATAGTCGTCTGTTGTTCCGTTGGGTCGTGTATTTAATGCCGAGCAGTATTGGCTGGCTTCAAAAAATGACCACTTGTCCAGCTTGGTGGTGTCAATGTGATCGCCGAAGCCGTACCGTTTTGAGTTCAACAGATCCCACAGGATCCAGGCAGGATCTGAAGTCCATTGCGTGCCACCGAAAGTAAAGCCGCCGCTGGTGCTTTGCGTGAAGGTGCCATCCCAGGGCTCATCCTTAAAAATCAGGGCGCCGCGTGCGTTTGGTCCCAGGGCAGGGCGGGCGTTGCTGGGGATTTTTACTTTGATGCCGCGAACGCGGAAGGCGCGGCTGGGGATGCTGCCGAACTGTTCTGCGGGCAGGATGAAACCCACCAGTGCGCTGTTGGGGTAACGCAGCTTTGAGTATTTAATTGCTGAATATGAACCCCAGTAAATTTTGTCAACACGGGTGGAGTTGGCTGGATCTCCGGTAGGGGCGTCTGGAGTTTCTCGAACAATGCGAACAGCGGCGCTGCTGGTCCAGCCGGGGGTCAGATCAACAACAAAAGAACGCTGGTATAGATCAGCAGTACGACCCAGAAATATCATCCTGCTATCGGCGCTGGAGATGACGGTTGAATAAGCGCCACCGTCGTATGAAACTTCGACTCGAATATTGACCTGCGTGCCAACAACAGATCCGTCTGACTTGAAGAATTGAAGCTGGGGCAGGTTGATCGTGACGCGAACAGCATCGACTTCGGTGTCGGTGATTGTTCTTGTTACTGGCGTGGTGTAGGTAATGATCGAGCCGACGTTTTCCGGTGTTTCGCTTGCTCTAAATCCCGTGATCCAGGTTTGATTTTGCGTGCCAAAGCGCAGATAGTTGAGAACACCTTTGAAGTTAAAGTCTGCATCCTGAAGAGAGCCGATAACAGCGTCCTGACGCAGGACCGGGGTGTTGTCGATAAACGTATCTTTTAACGCTGCGTTGTTGTAATCCGCTGTGTTTTTTGTGTAGTTGCGGGCAGAAGGGAAACCTTCAATTTCGCCTTCGCTGATGAGTTCCAGCAGGCGGGCATATTGGACAGAGTTAAGGTTATCCCTAGGAACGCTTGCACCACCAGCACCACCCGTGCCTGCTCCCTTGCCAGAGCTGGTGCCGCCTGCGCCGATGATCGTTTTATCGTCGTTTTTCATTAGTACACACTCGATTCAGGATCATCAGACAAAATTGTGCTGGATATTGTGACGCTACCAACAATCGTTTCACCATAAACAATCGGCACTGGTATACCTTGCCGGCTGACGTTTTGGATGCCAGAGAAACTGTACGACTTGCGTGGGTCTTGTTCGCTGTCAGCACCAGTAGCAGTAGCGGGCACGGGTGTTAGCAACTGTGATACGCCGCCAAGAACCATTGCTGCACCGATAGCACCGATAGCCACAGATGCGCTAGCACCCAGGGTGAAACTTCCAGCGGCAACGTTTGCCCCTAAGCCCAGAAAACCACCTCCAACTGGGGCAAGCAAAATTGCTGCTGCAATTAGTCCCACACCAGCCAAGATCTGCCCCGTGCTGCCACCTGCACCAACCATCACCGGGATGACTTTCACCTCTTCGAGTGCGCCAATCGGGTAGCCGAGTTGCTCAGGCTGATCACCAATCTCCAGTGCCGTGTTGGATACCAGCACCTTGTAGTGCTGATCGCGCATGTGCTCGCGCAGTTGCGGATAGTTCGCAATTAGGAAGCGGACGGCTTCGGCGGGGTTGGCAACTTCAGCGCGAAACACGCGACGCTTCAGAAACTTCGCCAGTGCCCCGTAGACCTTGATCTTGCGAAGCATCGTCACAGCCTGCTCGTATGCCGCAGGACACGGCCTGTGCTCTTTTGATAATAGCCGCCGTACACATCACGGCTACTGAGCCGCCCACTAATGTGATGCAGGAACAACCCGTCGCCAAGGTAGACGCCGCAGTGGTTTAGCCCTGGTGAGTTCAAGCTGAGCAGCAGTAGGTCGCCGCGTTCCAGGGGTGTTTCTGGTGGCAGGTTGGTGAAGCCGGTGTCTTTGTAGCAGCGGTCGAACATCGGGTCGGCGTCGAACTCGCTAGGCAGCGTCGGGCGGTCCCAGTCGCGCAGCTCCAGTTGCCATTCTTCCTTGTACCAGTCACGTGCCAGCGTCCAACAGTCGGTCACGCTCCAGACCCACGGGCGTCCGATCAGCGGTGCCTTGTAGCCACAGGGTTCGCAGCCGCCCCAGGTTTCTTGGATGGGTTGGACAATGTGCCAAGGCAGGCCGGATTTTTCACACGCCAGGCGGTCAGCCTCACTGGGCTGGGGTGGGGTGACCGGGTGACTGTGGACAACAGCAGCAATCTCGCCGGCATCTTCGGCGGCTGCATAGTCCAGCGGATCCAGCATGAACAGGTCGTTGCCCGGTAGCAGGTTTTTGCATGGCCAGTAGCGTTTGCGGCCTTTGATGATGACCACCAGCCCGCAGGATTCACGCGGGTATTCAGCTTTGGCGTGCTCCAGGGCAGCCGCTTTCCAGGCGATCATCCGATGTAGGTGCCGATGGACGGGAAGCTGCCGAATGGCACGCCGGCATCAGCATTGGGATCAAAGCGTTTTTCGCAGCTACTAAGGCGCTTGCCGCAAACATCTTGAGCAGCACTGGCGACCGGGTTGTCGTTGGCGTCAAAGTAGTTTGAGCCGGTATAGGGACAGCCGATTACGCTGGTGTAATCGAACGACGATGTAGCTGCGTTGTAGGTGCGGTAAGTCCATTGGCAAATGTTGGCGATGCACTGCCGCTTGGGGGCACGCACTCCAGCAAGGTCAAACGCACTAACCAGCTCAAACTCAACCAGGTTCCGATTTTCGGTGACCTTGCGGTCTACGTAGTAAATCTCTCGCGGGGCTTCTGCCGTGGGGTCTGGGGTGCCGTAAGGATTGACGTTACCGGGAAAATTAACGGCATCTAAATACCGTGCCAGCGTGCGGATGCGGGTGACCTTGGCTCCACAGAGATCGTTGCCGGGGTTGTCAGCATTGATCTCGATCATCACCAGCGATAGCAGGCTGAACAGGTTGGAGACGCGGATCTTCGGCCTGGGCAGTTGACCGTCGCCTCGGTACTCGAAGCCTTCAACCTCTATGGGATAGCGGGTGTACTGGTTGCTGTTCCAAGTGACGCCAGTGTTTGGGGTTTTGAGCGTTAGGCCAGCGTGAAAGCGGTAGGTCTCGTTGGCGCCATGCAAAGCTGCGAACAGCTCCAGCTCGTACAGGTCGATGATGGATGTGGGGCTGAGATCCTGAAGGCCGCTGACAATGCTGCTCATGGCTCATAGACCTGGCGGAAGGTGGCGCGAATCGTGTTGTTGTTGCAGCTCAACATATCCACAGACCAATCTTGGCAAACGTACTTGCCAGCTATTCCGCGAGGTGAAGTCCAGTCGAATATGTCCCAACCACCGGCTGCGTCCAAGAACGCGACGATATTCTCGCGCTCCGTATCAGTGCGATTTTCAAACGTGAGCTGCCAAGTCTTAGGGTTCGTATTCAAGCCAAACCTCAAGAACTGGCTGTAGCCATCGCCAAACTGAACAGTCCTGACATTTGGTGCGCTTTGTTCAGATGCAACAAAGCTCGGCGTATAGGTAAAGGTAGCCATTAGCGCAACAGTCCTCCGGGTCGTTTCTGCTTAATCAATTCTGCCTGCACCGCACTGGCAACAGCGCGCCCCAATGCATTGGCATCAGATCCATTGCCTTGCACGCTTGAACCAGTGGCGTCAACGCTGACATTCACAGTCACAGGTCCACCGCCGCCTGAAACACCAAGCCGTCCATCACGGCCACGGCGCAGTGGCATGATCGCCTCAGGTCCGGCCTCACCCATCAGGCCGATGCCCTTAGCAAAGGGGAACATCGTCGGCTTGTCGACAATGCCACCACGCGCGAACTTCTGGATGCCGTTTTGGGCATACACATTGCCCATAGCATTTACGCCAAAGCCGATCGTCTTGCTGAGCGAGCTGGCCACATCAAGCAACCCACCACCAGCGCCACCGCCAAGATTCTTAAGAGATTGCAAAATCGGGGCAATGATGTAGAGGCGCGTGATCATGCGCGTAATGTCCTCAATGATTGAGAGCGCAAACTGCTGGAAATTGAAGGTGCCGGTGGTCGTCAGCGAAACAATGGCATCCTCGAGACCTTTGAAGGCGGTCTGAGTGACATTGCTCAGGTTGGCGCCCAATGTCCCGATGCTTTCAATGTAAGAACCGATGCCAGCGCGGAAGTCCTCCATCGCTGAAGTGGTTTTCTGAACTGATACATAAAACAGGTCGCTGCCCATGGCAGCTTCAAAACCAGCGCCCTTCAGTTCCTTGAATTTTTCGATGAGTGCGTTGGTTTTTTCAATCTTGAGCCTATCAATATCAACATTGCGTTTGCGCTGGATATTGGCCTGCTGTTCAATCGGTAGCTGCTGGCTCAATTCTTTGTTAGCAGCGGCAATTACTGCACGACGCCTTTCGGCGTATTCAAGTTGGATTTTTTTGAGAGGATCGGTTTCGCGAAGAATCGCCAGTTCCGCCCTCGATTGCGTTAGTGATTCACGCGAAGATGCTATGCCTTCCGCGATTCGCTTACGCTCAGCCTCAGCACGTTTTTGTGCTGCTTTTTCCTTGTTGGCAGCATCACTGCCCGACGCGCGACCAGGCAGCAGCGGAGGAGTAGCTGGCAATGTGGCGCGCCGTTGTCCGCGGGCAGAAAATTCAGGCTGCTGCTGTAGCAGTTTGATAAAGTTCTGCTCATTAAAACCAAGACCTAAAAAAGCGCCGCCCGCCTGCTTTTGAAGTGCTCGCCGACGTTGCTCACCAATGATGCGATCAACAGTCC